GCCTGCCCGCGCGCGCGGGCAGGCCCTGCACCCACGTGATGAACGCCGCCCCGGTCCGGCCCACGGGCCCGGCGATGTACGTGCTCCAGAGCCCTGCGAACCAGGCGCCGATCGCAACGCCGATGGAGGCGAACCAGCCTCCGACCTCGCCCGCCTTCGAGGAGATCCAGCCGGTGAACGCCTGCCACCAGGCGGGTAGGTTCTCGTTGAGGGCGGTGCCCATCCGCTTCACGAAGCCGATCATCATCAGCGACGCCGCCGCAGAGATGGCGGCGCCGACGAGGGTCGGCAGCATGACGATCGCCCCGATGATCGCCACCGAAATGGCGCCGATCTTCAGCAGCTTGGTGGGGTTGGCCACCACCCACGCCGCGGCCTTCTCGCCGCCCGAGATCAGGCCCTCGATGATCTTCGGGCCGATCTCGCGGACCTTCTCCATCACGCGGTCGCCGATCAGCGACGCCATGCCGATGATCTGGTCGACGCCGCCCTTGCCGCCCTTGCCCGCCTGATCCCAGAGGCGGCCCGCAGCGGACCGCACCTTGCCCAGCGACCCGAGCACCGGGCCCCCGAGGAACTCCACGAGGTTCTGCTGCATCCCCCGCTTGAAGGCCTCCAGACGGGTGCCCGCGTTGTCGCGGAGCGTGTCGCCCATCTCGTCAGCCGCCCCGCCGACCTTGCCCAGTTCCTCGACCGCCTTCGACGGGTCGATCTCGAAGAGGGCCTTCTGCATGTCCTCCGACTTGGTACCGAACAAGGCCACGGCCAGCGCCGACCGCTCCGCCGGGTCCTTCACCTTGCGGAGCCCATCAAAGATCTTGTCGAGCGCCGCCTCGGCCTCCGGGCCGCCCTCCGTGAACGCCTTCTGCATCTCCTTGCCGGACAGCCCGATCTTCGCGAAAGCGGCGTCGACTTCCTCGCCGCCGCCCTGCGTGATCAGCACCAGCTCCTTGAGGCTGTCCGCGACCACATCGGTATCCCGGGCGCCGGCCTTGAGGCCCTGCGACATGATCCCGGTCGCGTCCTCGGCAGAGATCCCGAGCTGCCGGAAGATCGTCGAGTACTCGTTGAAGGTGTCGGCAATGTCATCCGCCCTCGGCCCCATCACCTGGAGCCCGCGGGTGAGCACGTCGAGGGCCTCGCCACCGTCCTTGGCGAGCCCGGTCTTCAGGATCTGCCCGACGGCGTTCGCGGCCTGGCCGAGGTCCAGCTCGAACGTGGACGCCAGGTCGTTGACCTTGGTGGCGATGGACTCGATCTGCGCGTTCGTCGCATCCGGCGGCAGCAGACCAGACCGCATCGTCACCGAGATCGCGTCAGCCGCAGACTGGAAGTCCTCGGTGATCGCCTTCGAGTACAGCGAGCCCGCGATCTTCCCGTACCGCTGCGCCTCCGCCGGCGTCGCACCCAGCTGCGCACCGAGACGCCCCGCGATCCGGGACTGATCCATCGCCTCGGTCATCGCGGCCATGAGCACAGCACCAGCAGCGGCACCGGCCGCAGCACCGGCGAGCTTCAGCTTCTCCAGCTTTCCGCCCGCGACCTCGACCGCCTCATCCGCTCCCTGCTCTGTGCCGTCGGCGAGCCCGTCACCGACCGCGTCGCCAGCCTGCCGGCCAGCACGCACGAAATGGCCGCGCGCGTTGCGGAGCCGTCCGTCGGCGCCCCGCACGATGCCCTCGCCGAGCTGCTCCCCTGTCTGCTGGCCGGCGCGCTCGGCGTCGTCTCCCATCTGCTGCCCGGCTTGCCGGAGGGCCTGCTCAGCCCGCCGCAGGGCAGGGTCTACCGCCTGGTCGTCGACGGACAGGACGGCAGTGAGTTCGCCGACGGTCAGCGACATACGCGGTCACCTCCTGGTGCGGCGGGTCTTTTCTGGAGGTGGCGCGAAGTGCCGGTGCAGGCGGGACTGTGTGGACAGCAGGCCGAGGACACGGGCCTTGAACCAGCGCCACGACCGGCGACGCAGGATGCCGTCGACTTCCACGTCGATCCCGTAGACCTCGTGGAGGTCGGCCTCGATGAGTGGCCACTGCGCCAGCAGCTGCTCCCAGGTCAGGTGCTGGAGCGACCGCGACCCCGACGACGGGAGCCCGCCCTCGTACCACTCGTAGAGGCCGGTCGCTTCGTCGTATTCGCCGCGGCCGACCCCGAGCCATCGCGCTTCGCCTGCGCTCTCCGGGCCGCTCGGTTCGGTGCTTTTCCCTGGCCGGCCCGCCAGAACTCAAGGGCGGTGGCCTTGTCGGCAGTGATCCAGAACATGGCCGTGAGGGCAGCGTGCTTGAACGGGTTCCACTTCACGCCGTCGGCCAGCATCTGGTCGTAGACGTCGCCGAGGCACATGCGGTAGAGGTCCCGCTCCTCCTCGTCGCTCAGGACCCGGGTGTCCGGTGCGGAACCGCCCGCCGCGAGTCGGGCCGCCAGCGTGGTGACCCGCTCGATGCGGATGCCGTCCTCGGCTGGCGGGTCCTCGATCCGGTACGTCCGCACCTGCCCGTCCCCGCCCGGGACCGGCAGCTCCAGACAGTCGTCGAGGAACGCGTCAAGTGCCTCGAACGTCTCACCGGCCATCAGGCGAGCGGGTTCGTGATCGGCGTGAGCGCGCCATCGCCGGTGAACGTGATGTCGGTCTCGCCGAGGGCGGTGTACTCGCCGCCGGCGGGCTGCCAGTTGGGGATCGCGATCCCCTCGTACGCCTCGGGCAAGCCGGAGCGGTTCATGTACCGCAGGTGGATCTTGTTGTCGGCGCCGTACGCGAAGTGCGCGAGACGGATCTTCTCGTGAACCTCGTTGTACACCTTGACGCTCTTGTTCGCCTTGCGGCGGATCTTGACCGACACCTCCCAGGACTGGCCGGTCTTCTCGTTCGACGACCAGCCCTCGCCGTCGTAGTCGCTGGCGTCCTCGATGTTCGGCTCGCTCGCGGGCTGGAATTCGCGGACGCCCGGGCACAGCACCCAGTCCGGGGCCTCCGCCGTGCCCATGTTGATCTCCAGCCGCCACTCGCGGGCAAGCTCGGTCTGCTCGGTGGGGGTAGCCACAGGGGTCCTCCTAGTCGTTCAGGTGGGCTCCGGGCCGCACGGTCCGGAAGTAGTAGTTGCCGGTCAGCTCCATGCGGCCGCGGGAGTCCTGGCCGATCCACGCCTGCGACTGGCGCCAGGAGATCTCCACCTGCACGCCGTGGGCGTCCCAACTCCGGCGGTTGTGCAGGACGGTGAACACCGCGTTCGCCAGCTGCACGATGGCCAGCGGGTCCGTGCCCGCGCGCATGCGCACCTGGATGCCGGTCACCGAGTCCGTGGAGTCGTCGTCCGCGACGGGGTACGGGTTCAGCGCGAGCACCCGGTCCGGACCGTCCGGCATCCGGCCGAGGACGATCCCCGTGCCGCCCGCTGGCAGGGCCCCGGTCGGTGACCAGGTGCCGACGTCCTCGGCCGCCAGGAGCTCGGCGACGCCGACGAGAAGGTCGGCGTCGTGGGTCTCGCCGCTCACCGCAGGGCCCGCCGGAGCTGCGCGGCCACCAGCGCGAAGACCACCGCGCGTTCGCCGTTGAGGGCGTTCTCCAGGTACTTGGCCTCGCGGCCGGGCGCGTGCCGGTAGTCCAGTTCCTCGTGCTGCCGGACGGCGTACGGGGTGCTGTAGCTGACCGCCGCGGTGAGGTCGCCCTCGTCGACGGATGCCGTCCCCGAGTGCTGGAGCGCGCCTTCGTCCAAGGGCACCTTGCTGTTGGAGACGCCGAGGACGTGCTCGGCGCCGAGGAAGAGGCCGCGGGCGGCGGCCCGCCGTAGTTCCGTCGGGACGGCCGAGGCGTCGTATCGGAGGCGGAAGTTCTGCGCCACGGCCATCACCTCATTCGAGCTGGATTTCCAGGTGGTTGGGGGTGCCGAGGCCCTTGCCGTCGCGTCGTTTGGCCTGGATGACGGTGGTGGTCCGGCCGCCGGGGAGCGTCACCCGGGACAGCGGCGGCGCCTCGGTGTCGAGGTCGGCGTACGCAGTCGACGTGCTGGTGACCTGCTCGCCGCCCGGAGTCCGGACCGCGCGGGTCTGCTCATCGAGGAGGCACGCCACGGTGGCCGGCGGGCCGTAGAGGGTGCCCGTGCTGGACTCCCCGGCGTGCGGCTCCACCTTGATCTCGTGGATGAGGTACCGGCGGGGGATGCGCGTCACCATCAGCAGCCGCCTGAGTAGGCGACCCAGCGGAGCTTGTCGGCGGGGATGCGGCTGAGGGCCCGCGCGATGCCGGGCGCGTAGTAGTCCGGCCCGGACCGGTTGTCACCAGCGCCGAACTGGAGGTTGACGCTGCCGATCGTGACGCCCTGGAGGGGGCCGGCCACGTCGGTCTCGACGCCGACCTCACCCCAGAACTCGACCTGCGCGCATACCGCTTCGGCGAACCCGGCGGCCACGACCGAGTCGGTCGGCATGCCGTCGTCATCCACGTCGTACACCGCGGCCTTGAGGAAGTCGGAGTCGAGGAGCCGGGTGGCTCGCTCCAGCAGCGCGACTGCGTCCAGCGGCGGCGCCGCCCGCAGATACGTCGCGAGCTGGGTGGTCGTGGCGTACGAGCGGACATCTGCCATCACCGGCGGCGCCGGAGCCACCGCCACCTGCTCGTGCTGCACCGACGCACCCGTGCCGGTCACCGTCCACGACAGCCGCCACAGCCCGGCCAGCGTGTACGTCACCGGCGCCGTCCACGTCGCGCCCCCGTCAGCACCCGTCACGACGGGCGTCACCGTCGTCCCGTCCGGCCGCGTGACGACCAGCGTCGCGCCGGTCGTGCCGTCGGCCGGGTCGACCGTCAGGCGGGCGGTGACGAGGTCTCCCACGTCGGGCATGGTCAGCCTCCCGTCGTCGTGCTGGCCGTCAGTGACGGGCCGCTGGTGGATGCCGTGAGGGCGGGCCCGCCGGTGCTCGTCGCGAGGGCGGGCCCGGACGTGGTGGCGGTGAGGTGGTCGGCCATCCGCTGGCGGGCGCCCGGGAGCGGCCGCAGCGTGGTGTGCTCGACGGCCGGCACCAGCCGGGCCAGGGAGCCGATCCGGGCCCGGTCCGTCTCCAGCGCCCGCCCGAGCGCCTGCCGCTTCGCGCCGACCAGGCCCCGCCCGGCGGCCGCCTCGCCGACGGTGCCCAGGGCGAGAATCTTCCGGCCCGCGACCGGCTGCGCAGCCTCCACCCCACCAGCCGTGGGGAGGGGGCGCGTCTTGCGACCGGTGACGGGCCGTGCCGTGTCCGCCTCACCGACGGGCGTCAGCACGCCCTCGATGACGGGCGTCAGACCGAGTGCGCTGCTGGTCTCGGTGACGGTAGGGAGGGGCCGGGCCCTCGACCGGCTGAGGGGTCGCGCGGTGCACGTCTCCTCAGCGGGGCCGAGGGCCCGGCTCCGGCCGCCCGTGAGCGGCTGTGCGGTCGCGGTCTCGGCCACCCCGCCGAGAGCCGCAACCTTGGCCCGGCCGAGCGGCCGGGCCTCCCCTTCCTCACCCGCGGTTCCCAGGGCGCGGGTCCGAGCACGGCCCGCCCTCTGGGC